TCGCCCACGCTGGCCAAGGCCCAAACCCGGCGGCCATCACTCAAGGCCCCGGCCGTCTCCATTTGAAAGCCCCCCAACTCGACCAGCTCACGGAAAAAATCCATCACTTGGCCGGGTTGGACCACGTTGTAAGAGTCAGAGACCACGGCCAAGGGCGCGCCAGTGTCAGACCGGTGCAGCACTTTGCGCGCTGGCCAAGTTTGCAGCTCAGTCGCGGCCGGGGTCGAATACTTAACGGGGGATTCGAGCACGTCATAAGCCAAACCGGCTTGGCGTGTCCAAGTGTCAATATCAGCCCCCGGTGTCAATGCTTGGCCAAGGCCATGCCATGGGGTTTGCCCGGTGTATGCCATGGCGGCGCGGCCGGTACTGGTGTCGATCATATGAGCCATGTTATTTCTCGCTTTCTTTGGTTAAGACCGGGCGATATTGCCCGGTCGCTGAATTTTAGTCTAATATTTTTTAACTTGTCAACGGGTCAACAAATTATTTTATGGGGCCATGCCCAAGTCACCAACCACGTGGTGGCGCAGCAGCGAGCCGGGCGGGAGCGAGCGGGCAAACCCGATCAGTGCGGCCCCGTCACTCGCTTGGCCAGTTTTGCGGGTTGACTCCCAAGCCAAGCGGACCGGCCCCCCGTTACCGTAACACCCGCCGGGCTTATCGTCACCGACTAAGGCGGCCCCCGCACCATGCGCCACAAATACAATTACATAATCCCGGTCACCACGCGCGCACAATGGCCGCCCGCCCCCGCATTGGTCGCAGCTGAAATTGTCGGCCAGCTCGGCCGGGCATTGGGCGAAGCGGACCCCGTCGACCGTATACGGCCAAACCGTACCGGCCGGGGCGGCCACCACGGCCGGGCGGCCAATGGCCACGGCGGCCAATGCTTGGCCGATGGTGTCGCAGCTCGCATTGATCACGGTCTCGCCAGCTGCAGGCACTGGCAGCAGCTCGGCCGCAAAGTGTGAATAGGTCCAAGCTTGGCCACCACGGGGCACGGCTTGGCGCAGGGCGGCCAAATAATCCGCGTCGATCAAGTCGGCCGCGTGGTCGCCTTGGGGGTTAAGGGCGCAGGATTTTGGGCACGTGCCGAACACGTTATGGCCCCCGGCCCGATAAGTCACGGCGATGGGACCGGTTTTTTTATTGCCTGAATGCTTGACGGTTTTGAGCATGTTCTTTCTCGCTTTCTTGGGTTACGGCCGGGCGGGTGCTGGCCTGATTAGGATTTTAATCTAATGTTTGTCAACTTGTCAACTGGCCACAAATAAAAAACCCGGCGCTCGGCCGGGTTAACCAAAAAAGCGAGCGGGCCCAGTTAAAGCCGCCGGTCGGCCATGGCCTGATCGGCTTCGGCCGCGCAGGCTTGCCACGCGGTCCAGCTGATAAAACCCGCGTCGGTATCGGCCGGGGTATCGGCGGCCAATACTTTGGCGGAATAATCGCGCACGGCTTCAAGGATAAAAGCCTGCATGAGCGCGCCCGTGCTGGAGTAATCCATCAAACGAACGACAAATTTTGTGTTTGTTTCCCGTTTCATGTTGGCCCCCTCATGCCCGAATTGAAAAAGTGTTATTTTGGAAAAAGTCCCGGATCGCTTCATCAATGTCCAGATTTTCGGTCAGTTTGTCGGCGTCGATTTCCCCGGCAAGGTCGCTCAGGTCAATGTCACCGGCTATCTCGGTCAGCTGGCTGTCAGTAAGGTCGCCGGCCAAGGCCGATGTGTCGATGTGTTTGGCCAGCTCTTCCAAGTCGATGCGCTCAGCGATGTCGGCCAGCTGCGAGCCGGTCGCGGCCAATATCTTGGATTCCATGTCGGCCAGCTCTGAGCGGACCATCTCGGCCACCATGGGGCGCAGCTGCTCGGCGATGTCTTTAACCAAGGCTTCAATGATGTGTTGCATGTCTTTCTCTCTTTCTAGGTTACGGCCTTGCGAAATGCTTGGCACGGTTGCATTCTAAATCTACGTTTATCAACTTGTCAACTACTCTCCCCCAAATATTTTATGGAATAGCCAAAAGCCCAAAAGCCGGGCAATCAAGCCCCTGCTTGTCGTCTGGTCAGGCGGTTTGGGCGGCGGTCGTCTCAGCGCGCGGTTAAGCGCGCGGCGGTCTGACCTTCGCATTAAAGCTCCGTGTTAATCCAGTGCAGGAATTTGGCCTTGAAATGTTCAAGCACCACGCCGTCCTCCGGTGGCCGGGACTTTGTCTCGAGCAACCACTCCCCCATGGGCTCGATCAATTCGTACAGCATCACGCCGGGGTGCACCTCATCGCCTCGCGTGTCCAGCCATGCGTCAATCTCTGCGGCATACGTGGCGCAATAGGCCACAAAGCCCGTGTGGCCGCTCCAATTGTCGAGGCACAGGCCTGCACCTTTTTGCCCAAGGCTTGGGTGCTGCAATGCGCCAGCGTACAAGAACGCCGTGATCTCCGCGATGTGGGCGGCATCGCCCCATGTGTAAGTTTTGCTCATGGTCTTTCTCTCTTTCTGTGTTGCCTAGGACGTCTAGGTGTTTGTGATCCTAGCACAACTTTTACATACAAGTCAACTAGCAACTAAATGTTTTCTCAGTTCAGCCCATGAGATGCCCGTCCACGGCCACCGGGCAAGAGCGGGCGTGTCGACCCCAAAGTTGACCAAGTCAATGGCCTGCTCGCCACAGTACAGCAGCAGCTCGGACTTGCTGGCATGAGTCGTGCCGGCCGGGTGATACTGGACCAAAATATATGTCGGGCAGTTCAGGTCGGCATGCTTGATGTGAAAGGCCACTTGGTGGGGCGACAGGTTTACCTTGCGGCCCCGCTTGACCACCTTGAGCTCCACCATCACAAACATCCCGTGCGGGAATGCCATCAGGACATCAGGGATGCCCAGATTAACCCGGGATTCAATCCGGGTGAAATGGCAGTTTGGGATATTTTCCCGGACCCTCTTGTACAGGTTCGCTTCCGGTTTCAAGGCCATTTGGTTCTTCCTCATCAAGTTCTTCTTCGATCTGCTTGGGGGTGACGTCCACAATCGAGCCAGCTTGGCCCCCGTAGACGCGCTTGATCTCGTCCAGCTTGCGCTGCACCTCTTCCCTGCTCATCGAGTCAATGGTGCCGTGCCGGATTTCCTTGCGATCGATGTAAATCGTGCCCAAGGCTTGGCCCCTTCGGTATTCAGCTTGGACAGCAGCACCATAGGCCCCAGCGGTCAAAGCCTGATCCCGGATGACCTGTAAGTCACGCATGTGGCGCTCGAATGTGGTGGCGTACTTTTCGCCAAGCTCGCGCCTTCGCTCTTGAATCGCGGCTACGATGTGCGGGTTGGCATCTGGGTCGGTCAGCTCTCTGGCCCGATTCTTCGCCCATGTCTCCCCGTACCCGGCCCTCAAAGCCGCCTCCTTCAAAGTCACATGGCCATCGCCAGCCACGAACTCTTCCACAAACTTCCACTCCTGAGGCGACAGCACGCGAGGCTTGTGGGGTTTGACCGGGCGGGTGATCCGCTCTTCCACTCGGCCGTCGATGCCACCCAGCCTTTTGCCGGCCAAAAACTTCTCATCCTTTGCCGTGCCCATCACGCAACCCTCCACAGCCGCCAGCCTTCGCCATAGCGCCGGCAGGTAAACCGGGTGCCCGGATGCCTACGCGAGTACATGTAGGCAGCGCTGCGCAAGTTCTTGATCCATGTCGCGTCCAGCACTAAAAAGCTGTCCCCTACGGACATGTCAGGAAATGGATAGCGCTCTCTGGGGTCAACGCCACCAGGCAAGGGGATGTTCTTTTCGAGTTTCATGGCTACATTGTGCAACAAGTTCACAGTCAACGCAACCACAGGGGCTTGCCCTTACGTTTTAGGGGTTCCATATACCTTTTTTACAAGTTCTATTTCATTTATAAGCAGAAAAAAAAGTCGCGCGCGCATTTTATGTGAATTACACCATTACACTTGTCAAAAACACTGTAATCATCTCTAACCTATTGATTTCATTATGTTATTACACCATTACACCTTAATCTCATTCTTAACTAGCCGTTAAACGAAACAAAACTTCCAGAAAAGTTATCTGTATCCTCAAATTTCCCCGGTCCGTGGCCCTCGGTCCTTGCCCCTTCACCCTTTTTGCCTCTAAAATGCGCAAAGCCCAGGTGTTTTGGACCACCTGGGCTTCACTTCCCTTACATCGTTGAAAAGGAACGACACATGAGCAAACCTGATCCTAACACGCTCGCCTACATGCGCGAGATGCTTGAATACCATGACGTGGGCCATGGCGCGTTGACCTGGCGTTATGGACGGTTGCGCGGCGAGCTTGCTGGCACGGAGACCAAAGCGGCCAACCCGGAGCTTCGCATTCGGTTTGATGGCACGTCTTACTTGGCGGCCAAGATTGCCTGGTACTTGTCCATGGGCTGCTGGCCTGTGAACCGCTTGCGCTTTTTAAATGGTGACCGCACCGACATTCGTCTGGACAATCTGGAAGAGACGGACCGCGTGGACGGCCCGGGGCGCTGACCCTCACTGCACGCCCATGCTATCGCTGAAATCTCCGTCCAGCATTCTGGCGGCCAGGTGGGAGGGCACCAGCTCGCCAAACTCAATCTCTTGGATGGTTCCGACGTGGAGGCCGGCGTCTGGCACGTGGAGCACGGGCCCCAGGAGGACCACTTTGACGCCGTCGATGGTGATGCAGACCACTTGGACCATGTGGGCGGTGTTGACCAGATCGCGCAGCAGGCCTTCTTCGACCCTTGGCGCGCTCAT